CTTCGAAAGAAGCCTCGACCAAGGCACGGTAAACCTCACCGCTTTTCCTAGTTTTAAGAAAAGTGGACGTCTCCCTGCTTTCTTGCAGGGTTTCGTAAGTTTAGTGTTCGACCGTAAAACTGGTCTACTCCTTGATGATCCCGACATCGAAGCTATCTTCGCAGTGCGTCAGCTTACGCTGATGTTCGCGAAGGTGCTGGTCCCCCTCTCTGAGGAAAAGGTCCAGCATGCGATGTTCGAGTTCGTCAAGTGTGAGAGTGAAGTTGTGAAGGCAGATCAGAGGCTTAAGGACTCCGAATTTTTGGAGGACTTTGTAATTGCCTTTAATCTGTTGTTTCGGGATACGCTCGCCCAGCTAGACAGTGATGTCTACTATGGAAGGCTTACACCGATGCATGGCCCTGGGTCTACGGCGGACCGGCTTACCGGAAACGGTAAGTTCGATAATCGCTCTTGGACTCAGAGACTCGAAGATGTCTTCCCCTTCGGGGATAACGCTCTTCCTTCTTGGCGTAGCTACTATGCGCTAGACCATGTCAACTTCACCGAACCTGATGCGGAGATCCCCGTTAGGGTGATCGCCGTGCCTAAAACGCAGAAGACGCCTCGTATTATCGCGATCGAACCGACCTGCATGCAATATATGCAGCAAGCAATTCGTGAGCGGTTGTATGAGCTTCTCGAAACGGATTCAAACCCCGTTTCAAAGATGATCGGATTTTCTGACCAGACGCCTAACCAGCGTATGGCCGAATTCGCCTCCCTAACTGGGGAGCTCGCCACACTCGATTTGAGTGAAGCATCCGATCGTGTCTCCTGGCAGCTTGTAAGCGCTTGCTTGCGGTATTTCCCTAACCTCTTAGAGGCGGTCGATGCCACTCGCAGTCGTAGAGCTGACGTTCTCGGTTACGGGGTAGTTCCCCTTGCCAAGTTCGCGTCTATGGGTTCAGCTCTGACGTTCCCGATCGAGGCCATGGTCTTTCTGACATCGGTCTATGTAGGGATACGTTCTGGGCTGAGTAACCAGCCTTCCCACTCTGCCGTTCTTCGTAGCATGGAGGGAAGGGTGCGCGTGTATGGGGATGATATTGTTGTCCCTACGCACAATGTACCTGCCGTTGTCAGTGTCCTGACCCATCTTGGGTTTAAGGTTAACTCTGGCAAGTCTTTCTGGACTGGCTATTTCAGAGAGTCTTGTGGCAAGGAGTACTACGGTGGTCACGATGTATCTATTACGCGTGTTCGCCGAGTATTTCCTGTCCAACGGGATGACGTTTCGGAGGTTGTGTCGCTAGTTAGCTTGAGGAACCAGTTTTATTTCGCTGGCCTTTGGCGCTCTGCGGCTTACCTGGATGAGATTGTAGGCAAACTTCTGCCGTACTACCCCACAGTCCATCCTGAATCTCCGGTGCTGGGTAGGCACACGTTGCTCGACTACCAAGTCGATAAGACGCATGCCGATTTGCATTCCCCATTGGTTAGGGGATATGTGAAATCCGATAAACCGCCGCCTTCCTTGGTGAGTGGTGAAGGAGCCCTGCTTAAGTTCTTTCTCAAGCGAGGGAGTGATCCCTTTAATGATGAGAGGCACTTGGAACGTCAAGGACGGTCCGTCCACGTCCGCATCAAAAAGAGATGGGCACAGCCCTTTTAGTTAGGGATGTGTTGGGGCACGCGGGGTTTAAACCGCGTGTACCGCCTTATAAGTATGGGTCTGACCCTAAGCGATCTGCTAAGTCGTTTAGGACCATACTGGCGGTTAG